ATTAGGTGGAAAAAGAAAAACTGAGCAAGGAAAAGCTAACTGGTTCTTTGAATATAGACCAGCGTCTGGAGGAATCGAAATATTATGGTCATCATATGAGATGGACCAAGGAGTTATCTACTTTGATTCAGAAGAAAAAGCCGAAGAAGCAGTTGAAATTATCGGAAAAGATAGAATCAAGAAATACATCTTCGGGGTGGAATAATGATTTTCGACAAGTGCAAAAACTGCAAATATGCAAAGCTAAAACTATACTACAAAAGAGCAATATTTTCAAAGAAACCAAAGGAAAGGTACAAAGAAGTGTTTTGTAATAGAAGAATTTGGACATTTAAAAAAAATCATTGGTGTCAATATTATGAAAGGAAAATAAATGAAAAGAACAATAAGCATTGTGTATACAATTACACATGTCCAAATTGTCACACAATCTTGAGCGAAGTTGAAGATTGCAACTACTGTCCGAATTGTGGAACGAAATTGGATTGGAGCAAGAATGAATGAGGAGAATAACAATGAAGATTAATTTAGATGAAGGAGCATACATGCCAGTAAGAGAATATGACGCAGCCGCAGGACTTGACTTGCGTACACCAAAACGTGTTGTAATCTATCCAAATGACAGTGTAACAATCAACACTGGCGTTCATGTAGAAATTCCTTTTGGATATTTCGGCAAATTAGAAAGCAAATCGGGATTAAATGTAAATCATAGTATTGTATCCCATGGAGGAGTCATCGACAGTGGATACACTGGACCGATCGTTGTTAAGCTATACAATCATGGCAAGAAAAAGTATGTGTTTGAAAAAGGAGATAAGATTGTCCAACTAATCATACAACCATGCTTGCTGCCGATGCTTGAATTAGTCGATGATTTTGAAGATACGGAAAGAGGAGATTCAGGATTTGGAAGCACAGGAAAATAAACTGCCAAAAATATATTTATGTGATCCATCAAAAAATAAAGATTGCAAAAAAACCGGTTGCTATTGGAATGGTGGCGATTGCCGACATACAAAAAAAGAAGAATATAAGGCAGAATACAATTTTGAAAATGTTTGCAATAGCTTAGACTGGCTCAAACGTATGGCCGACCGCTGGACCATGCATCAAAATGATTATTACAATGAGCAAACAGAAAGAGCATATCAAATTGTTAAAGACTATATCAAACAGAAAGAGAAGTTGCAAAATGATTGATGCAGAACAATATCTTAATCAGATACGCAATATCTCAATTCAAATAAATGAGAAAGCCGAAGAAATTGCAATTCTACAAGCTCAAATAGAAGGTGGATCAATATCATTTGGAAGCGATGGAACAACTTCGGGATACAAAGACAATGAACATAATGCTCACATGATCATGCGCTTGACTGAGCTTAAAGACGAGCTAAACAAGCAAATCGATATGCTTGTGTTGGCAAAGAAAGAAGCTATTGAAAAGATTGATAAGTTATCTGATGCAAACCATATAACTATCTTATACGAACGATATGTACACTATAAGAGTTGGGAGTACATAAGCAACAAATTAAATTACTCAATAAGGCATATACATAGGATTCATGGTGATGCATTAAAAGAGTTTCAAAAGATTCTTTTAAAAGATGTCACACAATGTCACACCAAACAGTGATACATTAATAGTGTACTAAGTTACATTAAAGTAACTGTATGATACGCACACAAGGCACATCTATTATGGTGTGCCTTAATTCGTGCCTATCTTTTTTATAGTCTATGCCTGGAAGAGAATTAACATACAAAAAATATAACTTGAATATTTACAATCCTGATTTGACTGACGGATTTTATGAAATGCCGATAATACGAAAATGTAACATTACTCCAAGTAGATTAATTGGCTTTAATGAAGTGTTATCAGCAAAGGACGTTGATTGCGGTGTTCACATGTTTATCGATGATTACCAATTTGAGCGACTTTGGAATCAACCGGATAGGTACGTTAACAAGCTTAGTCAATTTCAATGTGTGTTTTCACCAGATTTTTCATTGTACATGGATATGCCACTGGCTATGAAAGTATGGAACGTGTATCGATCTAGACTGATTGGTCAATATATGCAATCCAATGGAGTAAATGTGATACCTACTATTTCGTGGGCAGAGCCTAGCACATATAGTTTTTGTTTTGATGGGATTGAAAAAGGGTCAATCGTTGCTATCTCAACCATTGGATGCATCAACGATGACTTGGCAAACAGCATACTTAGAGATGGCATTATCAATATGATAGATGCAATTAATCCAACAAAGATATTAGGCTATGGCAAGAAGATACAAATAGAGACATACGGAACACCAATTGTTTGGTTTACGAATGAGCGTATAGAAAGGGTACGGAAATATGGGCGGAAGAGGAGCGTCATTTAGTGGTGGTGCTGGTGCTGGTGCAAACCTAACCAGTTTGAAAGACAGCTATCAATCATTGTTAAAGAAGCAAGCTGATTTAGGAAGAAACATGCTTATGGGAAGTGCAAAAGAGAATGCCAGAGCCAGAAAGCAATGGAATGCTAATCGGCAAAAATTAAATAAGATGCAAAAGATGATTCACGAAGCTGAAGGGAAAAGGGCAAGAAAGCTGAGTAAAAACTATAAAAGCGAAGATGTATTTAAACATGGCGTTAATCATTTACCATCTTATAGCAGTACGCAAAAGCGGAATGAAATGAAGGCAATCAATAGTATCTTATCAAAAACAAAATTAAAGAATACTTAAGTTGCAAGAGGGTGGGGGTATGAAAAATGTACGGTATGCAAATGGTACCCTACGTAGGAAGCACCGTGCCCGATTAAAAGCCATGGGATGTGAATGCGGTATATGCCATGGTAGGTACGGTCCAATCCACTATGATGAGCCAAGTGATTATAAACATCCATTAAGCTTTGTGGTTGACGAGATAAAGCCTGTTAGTCGATGGAAAGAGTTTGGATATGCTAGTGCTCGAGATGCAGCAGAAGATTGGAACAATCTGCAAGCGGCTCACTATTGTTGCAATGCATGGAAGTCTAATAAAGTTGATTTTAAAATCGAATCATTAAGTATAAAAAAGAAAAAACCAATATCAGATGGTGATTGGTGAAAAAATTTTCATTAATTTTAATGTGGGGAGGTTAGCCTCCTTTAACTTGACGGCGAGCTCACGCGTCAGCGCCGATATACCCCCGAACCCAAGGGGTGGCAGGGGGTGGTCTGAGAAGAGGTGACATATAAGGTTGGAAGATACAGTAAAAAAGAGGTCAAAAAGGGCCCAAAATAAGCTAAAAAACCTATTAAAATTGAACAATTTTAGTGATGAATCCATCAAAATTATGTTGCCAATCATACAAAATGTGGCATGGATGCAGATCAAACTTGAGGATATTCGAGAAGAAGCTTGTGAGCAAAAAATCATTGTTGAATACAATAATGGCGGTGGTCAAAGTGGATATCGAGAGAATCCTCTTTTTAAGTCGTATGAAAACCTTTGGAAGTCTTATATTCTTGGCATGAACAAGTTGCTTGACTGTCTTCCAGAAGAAGTGGCTAACGAGCAGAAAGAAGAATTGAAGCATAAAAACATGCTGGATATCATCAAGGAGAGAAGACAATCGCAAGCTTAAAAGGTTCTCAAGAACCTCGAATCAAGATCGAACCAAAAAGAACACATTCAGATGGACAAGATGCATGTGATTTGATGGAAGCATATGGATCTAAGCTTGATCCATGGCAACAGTTGGTCGTTGATTGTTGGTTAGGTCTTGATGAAAACGAAAAATATACAATGACATCGGCAGGACTTGCGGTGCCTAGGCAAAATGGTAAAAATGTTTGTCTTGAGGCACGCGAGTTTTTTGGTCTTATCATTAATGGTGAAAAGATCCTGCATACGGCTCACCAGGTAAAGACGGCCAAAAAATCATTTAAACGTTTAGTTCAGATGTTCACCAATAAGAACCATCCAGAAATCATGGATAAGGTGTCACGGATATCCTTTACCAATGGTGAAGAAGGTATCGAACTGAACAATGGTGGTGTCATTGAATATTCTGCCCGATCGAGACAGGCTGCTCGTGGTTTCGACGGGATCTCATTGGTCATATACGATGAAGCACAGGAATTAACAGATGATCAAGTGGAAGCCATCATGGCAACATTGGCTGCTAGTGCTACTGGTACGAGACAGATCATCTATACAGGTACGCCACCATACCCTCGATGTCCTGGAGAAGTATTCCGACGAAGACGTACCACATCATTGCAGAATCCAGGACCGCACGACGCGTGGCATGAGTGGTCCGTTGATGGTAACAGTATAACGGATATCAATATTGCAGATTCATCCGTTTGGTATAGCACGAATCCATCTTTGGGGTACCACCTATCAGAAGAATTTACTGCCGAAGAGTGCCGAACGATGAGTGCAGACGGTTTTGCACGTGAGCGCCTTGGATGGTGGAGCCCGGCAATAACCGAACAGGATGATTCGGCAATTCATAAAGAAGCATGGGAAGCATGTGCATCTCTTGAGCCAAAACCAAATGGGAAAACGGCCTATGGTGTGAAGTTCAGTTCGGATGGTTCTGAAGTGTGCCTATGTGGCGCAGTTATACCATTTGGGTCCAACAATAAGCCAAGAATTTCCTTTATCAGTCGTAAACCGACAGGGCAGGGTATCCGATGGCTGTCTGATTGGTTGAACGAAAGGTATCATCAGGCATCTTGTGTTGTGATTGACGGAAGAAACGGTGTCGATGTGCTTGTTGATCGTATTTCTGATACTTGGCGTGCAAAAGGGTCGATCATACGGCCAAGGGTAAAGGATGTATTGGCATCGGTTAGTTTATTGACGGATGCCATCAATGAACATTCTATAACTTGGTATGAATACCAGGATGCCTTAAGCGATAGTGCATTAACATCAATCAAACGGCCATTGGGCGGTGGATGGGCCTTTGGTGGAGATGATTCATCTCCAATCGAAGCATGCGCATTGGCTTTTTGGGGTGCAAAAGAATCAAAAAGAGATCCACATAGAAAGATGAGGATTGGATAGATGATAAATTTAACGATTGTTCCCGATCAAGTTGACGGGCTTGGCCAAATGGAACGTATCCAGTTGCAACAATTGATTGAAGTTTTTAATTATCACAACAGCAAAAACGCAACCAAGGCAAGATACTATGAAGGTCATATACCTTTATCGGAGGTCAATCTAGGGCTTGCCATACCAAAAGGATTTAAAAATTTAGAAATCAGCTGTGAATGGGGTGCAAAATGTGTTGATGTTTTGGCATCCAGGTCCATGTTCGATGGTTTTGTCAGTATGGATGGTAATGATGCAGATGAAATCATGAGTATCATGAACGCAAACAATCTTGTGTCTGAATATATGAAAGCATGTCGTGATGAGCTTCAATTTGGTTGTACATTTGCGACGCTTTCCGCGGATGATGATATTAAATGTCGCATTCGATTCCATTCGCCAATGAGTGCGTCGGCCTTATGGAACGGAGAAAAAGGCCGTATCGAATGTGGAATGGCTATTATCGATACCGTAAAAGATGAAAAAGACAAGACTTGGTCACCGTCACATATCAACCTATACACAGATGATTCAATTTGGGAACTTATCAAAATCGATAGCAGATGGGAAGCAATTGAGCATCCGCATCGAATGGGAAGGCCATTGATGGAACCCATGATATGGAATGCAACCAGTCGAAAACCGTTTGGACGTTCAAGAATCAAAGAGTCTGTACGTCGGTTGATTCAGGGATATGTGCGGACAGTTGCCAATGCAACGATTGGTCTTGAATTTTCGACCAGTCCCCAAAAGTATATGCTTGGCCTGACCGATGATCAGTATGATGCAGTTATATCTGATAAATTCAGACAATATATTGGAAGTATTCTTGTTTCAACGAGCAATCCAGATACCGGTGAAAAACCTACGGTTGGTCAATTTTCTCAAGGTTCGATCGAACCGCATGTGCAGATGCTTAGGATATTAGCTACACAGTTCAGTGCTGCAACTGGATTGACAGTAACTGATACAGGTGTTGTCAATGATGCCAATCCGACTTCATCGGATGCGATCCTGGCACAATCACAGACATTGGTTTCATTGGCTGAACAGCTCAATGCTGGAAATGCCAAATCATTGAAGACCATTGCAGAAATGGCACAGGCAGTTGTTAAAAATTGCAGTTTGAATGAATTGGAAGACAATGATAGAAATATCATTCCTCATTTCAAGAATCCAGCTATGCCATCAGTTGCTGTAACAGCCGATGCTGCAATCAAAATTGCGTCAACACGTCAAGGCTTTGGGGCAACGGATGTATTCTTGGAAATGGTTGGATTTGATCAAGCAGATATTCGACGCATCAAGGCACAGGAAAAGAGAAATCAAGGAAATTTGGTCATTCAGCAAGAGTTTAATTCCAATGTAGTAAAATCAATGAATTCTAATGTAAAGGATAAAGAGGATGCGGATAACATCGACGGAGTGGCTTGATTATGTGACAAGGCTGTCACAAATCAATCAAAAGGCATCTGATCTATTGAATGAGTATATTCAATTGCATGGAACAGAAGATATGTATCCAATCATTGAGTATGCATATTCATTAGTCAATCGTTATGGTGGTGCATCATCCGAGCTGGCGTGTCAGATGTATGATCAGTTGGCTAAACTACAAAATGCCAATGTGCTTGGTGCTGTTCCAGCAGATTTACCAGAAATGTCAGATGTTGCCCGTGCCATCAATGGGACAAAGGATAAATTAAACGGTCCAGCTGATGCGATAGGTCGTCTGGTCAAAAAATCAGCATCCGATACGTTGCTACAAAACGCTAAAAGAGATGGTGCAGAATACGCATGGATCAATCACGGTGATTCATGCGTTTATTGTAAGTATTTATCTAGTTTTGGGTGGCTTCATGCTAATTTGAATAATGGCAATAGATATTTAGGCCATATCCACAATA